AGGGTTGGGAGTCTGCGGACGGTCTCGTGATATTGATGACGCGAAAACCCGTTGGGGCTTTTCAGCACATCAATCTGCCCACCGGCAGACACTTTATTCAGGTCACTTTGGGTGTTAAACCTAATCATGATCTGAACATGGACCCCATCATGCCATGCACTACTATGATTTTTGACATCAAGCTGGATGCTGTTGTTCAGAATGAATTGTGGGCCACTGGCTTGACTGGGGGTGTGTCACTCTCAGGAGGCTTGGTATCTCGACCAAGTAGACTTAAGGTAATTTTTCCGAAGGTCCTCGTGGATTCTTGTTTTGTGCATAATGTGCATGATTTCAAGGCCGGGTCTCCTGCTGCCACTGGTTTTGGCAGTATTCGCAACAATGTTGTTAAGAATGCTCTTGCGTTCAGTGCGTCGTCATATTTGATGAGGCGGCCCATGGCTGCAAGTGCACCTATTGTTGACCTTGCTCTCGGGGTTGTGGATGCGACGCATATGTGCCCGTATTCAAACTTTGAGACTTTTGGTGCCGCCGTGTGTTATATAACCCGGTTGCCGGATGCTGCCCTTGCTACAACTGTGGCTAACCGCACCCATCAGAGTGTGGTGAGTTACACCGAGCCTTACTACCAGTTTGGCTTGTTATCTGTCCTTGCTGTGATCCTATCTTGGGTGGGATTTGCATGGTCGGCGGTCTTGTATGAGGAGAAGTCGTATTTGACGCTGACTGGTGTTGCAATTGTTACAACAGGGCTGATGGCCGTGGTGATTGCCGGGTTTGTGAGATATATGAGGAATCGAACTGTGGTGCCGACAGGTTCGACTCATATTACTTACAATTGAGGGTGGCCAGCTGTCTACGATTTCTGCTTAGGGATTCGTGGGTTTGGAGAGAATGTTGTGACCTTCCCTTGGAAGGAAACGCATTGTTATCGTAGACCCATGGCGGAAATCGTCGGTCCCGTGACAGCTGGCCAGGGACACACTTTCGTTTACTATCGAAACTGTAATCACAACATTGACGTTGCGATACAACAGAGACATTTCGTGCAGGGTTTGGGAGCTGCAGTGTGTCAATTGGTAGAGTTCGAAGACTTGATTCCCAGAATCCCTGCATTCTTTCTACTAGGGGAAGGAATGTTTGATATTCAACCTATTGAATTTTCTCAGTATCTCAAGGGGGTTGCCGGTTATAAGCGTGAGCGAATGATCGAGGTCCACCTTACGAGATCGATCCGACCACCATGGGTGTCTGGGTTTGTCAAAACGGAACAAATGAAAGTGGATGTGAAGGGCGGTCAATCATATTTGATGACTGATCTTCATGTCGATGGGCCTTTGGCCCCACATTTGGATTCTTATAAGAATCCTCGTTTAATTTGTTCACCCAATGTCTCATTACAGTATGTGATGGGACCGTTGACAAACGCCTTAGCGAACCAGCTCAAATTTAATTTGAGAGTGGAGAAGCAGATGGGCTCTATCAGACTAGTGATGGGTCAAGGGTTGAACGCTGAGGAGCTTGGGCAGCAGGCCCAGGCTTGTGAGGCGTGGGTCGCCGAAGCGGGAGGAGTTGTCCGCTTGGAGTCAGACTTGAAAGAGTGTGATAGCCACTTCTTGTGGCCGATTCATCTTCGGTTATGGCAAATGCTATTCGTGGCCATCAACATTTTCAGCATTGAACACAATGTCATTTTTAAGGACATTGCTGATGCTATTGCCTATTTGGCGAAAAGCAAACTTCGTTCAGCGCATGGATTGATGGCCATCATCAAAACCGTCATGGGGATGATGTCGGGGCGACCTGACACCTCCATGCTCACAACACTTATGAATCTTCTCATAAACTACTTTGCGGCCTTACCGTTGTCCGAGTTTTTGGACTTCAGGATGGCCCATATCGCCATGGGTGATGATGGCGGCACGTGGTTGGTAGAGAAGTACGCCGTCAAAACGATTGTCGTCTTGCATAAGGCTTTTGCCGCTTTGCAGATGATTCTTGAGACGAATATTCGTGATCGCATGTGTGATTTCGAATTTTGCTCGGGGCTGTTTTGGCCCGTTAACGGTAGGTGGGTCTTTGGACCAAAACCTGGTCGCATCTTGGCGAGAACCTTCATTACGAAGCAGTTGGTAGCCAATTCGAGAAAGGGCGACAAACACAACCGCCATTTGCGCATCGTCGCTATGGGGTTGGAAAAACAGGTTTCTTTTGTGCCGGTTCTGCGAGTAATTGTGGAAACGATCATGAAACAGACACACCCATCAAAACCAGGCATGTTCTTTAGTAACTTTGCTTATCATTATCAAATGTATAACAAAGTGCAACGCCAAGAGCAGGTCATCAAACCTTCGGTGGTTTTTAAAATGGAAGAGGATACTCTTAGATTTTTCTGCCAGAGGTATGATGTTGTCGAGTCCGAGGTGTTGGACTTTGAGCGCTTTATGGCCGGAGTTGATTATACGAAGGCCTCTGTTCTTACTCACCCTTTTGCGGAGAAGTTAGTGCGGTTTGACTACGGATAAGTGCTTGGTGGCATATTCAGAGCGACGTCTTTGCAGATGTTGAGGGGGGTTGACGTGCCCCAATCTCGAATTTAAACTTTGTTTAACGTAACTGCCTTTGGGCGGGGGTTTATAAATAATAATGGGTGATGGAGGGTTCGAGCCACG